AGATCCAAGTGCGATCTCCCTTTAGGCCAAGAGCAGTACCGTCGGTATGCTCCGCTGCTTCAACTTCGTCAGCCTGCTGTACGAAAACAGTTCCGAGAGGATACTGCTCGCTTGAGTACGTTGTAGACAACGAATCAGTCTTGACTTGATTTCCATATGCCATGATTTACTCCTATACCGAACCACCAGAGACAACGCCCTGGGCTGGAACTTTGGTGCAGATGAGGTTGCCCTGCATCGAGAAGAGAGCAGTCACGACGTCTTGGTCGCCTACGCGTTCTTGGAAGTCCGAAATCATGGGGGCTTCCGAAAGCGGGAACTCCATGTAGTCGGTGTTCAAGATGTAGGAGACACCATCAGCGGCAACGCCCGTGAAGTTAGCAAGATTGATATCAATCGAACTCTTCACAGAAGCGACACCCAAGCTCAAGTCAAGCATGTTGCTCTTCTCGGTCTTGTCTTCGACAACGCTGATGCGCACCAAGTTGAGACGGCTATCTTCGAAGTTCGAGAAAGTCGCATCGTCCATGATGACAACGTCAGGACCCTTCGCCGGACCACCCGCGTAGTGAGCACACTGGCGGTAAGTCTTACGAAGTTGTGTCATGCCGTCAGCAGCAAACGTCGTGATGTCGTTGTATTGGTTGAAGTGGTAGTAGGAAGAAGACTTCGCAACATCCTGGACTGTGTCGGTTTGAGCCGTCGTAGCCTGGAAGTCAAGAAGACCGTTCGTTACACCAGTACCGATACCGGAGCCATTCTGACCGTTGAGGGTCAAAAGACCTCGGAGTTCAGCAGTCTGGAAGACGAGACCGTTGCTCACACCTTGCAGCAAGAAGGCGTTGAGGTCGGACTTCGCACTTTCCATCGTAGTCTGCGGATACTCTTCGATGAGGCGAATGACAGCCAGCTTGCCGCTGTTGAACATCAATTCCTTTTTAGGAATGTTGATCGCAACAACAAGACGGTGAGGCTCAACGCGGTAGCGTCGAATCTCTTGGCGTCGGGTCATATTAAGAAGCTCATCGCCGACGTAGATTCCGACACCCCGTGCAGGGGCACCACCAGCAAACGAACGCTCGATAAGGGAACCACCCTCCATCGGCATACGTGCCTTGGACATCAACGCCTCGAAAAGCTCGTTGCTACGTACGAACGAGTTGACCAGAGGCCCCCGTAAGTCCGAAAACGTAGTGTTGAGAATTTCGGTTGAAATTGCCATGAATGAAAATCTCCACGCAAACCCTGGGGGTTCACGGAAAAAAAGATGAGGTTTGGTTTACGCTCGCCTGCCCAACATGGTTTTTTTATCGGGACCTTTTCAGGCTACCCCACCGTCGGGTGCTAATCGAAGAGTGACATAACTAAACCGAAGAGGCAAGGCCCGAACTTTCGTTTTTTAGTATTTTTTAGTTTCTTTAGGTTTTTTAGTTTTTTTCGTTTTACCTAAAGCAATCGACGCCATCTTCTTGCGATCACCCTTGGCTCCACGAAGATCGGACAGTGTCGTAGCTAAAACATCAGAACTAACGGTCATCGTATCTCCAGAAAGATGCTGTCTTTAGAACACCATGATACCATCGCAACATGACACAAGCACCTAACCTGCTCCACAATTCAGGAGCTACACTCGCTGAAGCTCCCGGCATGCACATGGGTAAAATCCGTGCATTGTTCAGTACCCCTGATGCTTTCGTGTCAATGTGCAGCATTGTTCGAGAAGATGAATCTACGGGCTACTTGAACCCTACGTTTACGCAGAAACATCTGTTGGACGCAGTACACAAACACAAATGGGTGCTGGTCAATAAGTTCAGGCAAGCAAAGATTACAACCATCTCTGTCATGCTGCTGTTGCGCGATTGTATGTACTTGAGCGGTGTCAAAGGACTGCTCATTGCAGAACGCCAGGACACGGCTGAAGACATCTTCGAACGCATCCTATTCGCCTACCATAAGTTACCGGAAGACGTACGCATGCCTCTCGCAAAGGGGCGTAAGGCAGGGACAACGCAGATCCACTTCTGTCATGGAGGGTCAATCAAGATCCTCACCGCAGGAGGGCGGTCACCTGCTATCGGTCGTTCAGTCGACCGACTCGTCATTACCGAGTTTGGTGAGGCGCAGTGGCAACGTAAGGCGGCCATCAACATCTTCCCTACGCTGAACAAGAGACCCAACGCACGCGTCATTCTTGAGTCTACGCCGGGACGTGCAGGCTCCCACCACGAACTCATGTGGCAATCTGCCCTCGAAGGCAAAGGTAGATTTCATCCATTGTTCTTGAAATGGTGGCATGACGACTCCTGCCAAGTAGTTGATTCAGGATTCAAGCCAAAAGAATCCGAAAGAGAGTACCTCATACGCCATGAAAGTATGGGCATGAAGCATTTGTCATTCCGTAGATTGGCATTGGAAACAGAGTTTGTAGGTGACGCACGACTCTTCTCATCAAAATATCCATCAGACCCCTACGATGGATGGCTTGGATCCTTCGCCCCGGTTATGCCTAATGAGATACTCAAGCCTCTTCTTGCAAGAGCGGTGAACGATCCCGACCTGTCTTCTTCAGGTTGTCGAGAAATCGAACCGCCTTTGCCAGGGCAGAAGTACGTCATCACAGCAGACCCCGCAGGATTCGGTGGTACTGGTGATAAGAGTGCGTTTACAGTATTCGACGCTATCACGCGGAAAGAGGTTGCCTTCTGGGAAGACAGGGAGCCGCCCGATAGATTCGCGAAGCGTCTAATGCGCGTACAGAAAAGATACAACCACGCACTACTTGCCGTTGAGTCTAACGCCACAGCATGTATCGCCATCCTGAAAGACGTAGGCTGCAAGAACCTCTTGTGGACAAACCGCAACCATCCTGGCTGGTACGCGACCGAGAAACGAATCCAAGAAGCAGAGGCGCGGCTGGTCCAGATGCTACGGCAGTCTGAAATTACTTTGAGGTCTCGCGGACTATTACATCAACTCTTGAACTATGATGGTTCACGTAAAAGCCGCAAGAAAGGTATCGACGGCGAAACACACCACTTTGACCTTGCAAGAACTGCTATCATGGCTGCGGATATTCTATCGCGTCGACGCTTCACAGTTGCTACGATAGAGGACAACGACAACCATATTCCGGGGCAACTGACTATTGCGGAACTCGACCGACATAATGATCGAGTATCCAGCGCTAAAAACAACCCCTTCCAACCACCTCCCCGTCGATGGATGTGACATGAACTACAAGAAAGAATCTCCGAAGAAGAATAAGAAATCTTCCGAGCAGAACTACTACATTCTGCTGAACGAGGAGAAGCTCAAGGCGAAAGAAGCCGAGAAGAAGAAGTAGCATCATGGCAAAGCTTTCGTCCCTCATCGACCGTCACATGCGGTACTACGATTCGTACGAGAAGAAGTCCTTCGACAAAGCTCGACGCTACTACCGTGGCGAGTTTTGGGCGGACAACCCAGGCGAATCTGACTCCGCATTCTCCGCTACAAATCTAAACATGATGTGTAGCAAGAACCTCATCTACGCAATCGCAGACACAGCGGTGAGTTCCCTGCTGGGACCAAACCCACAAGTCGCGGCAACGGCGCGTAACCCCCGCAGTCAAAGTGCTGCCCCCGCAGTGTCAGGGTTGCTTGAGTTCATCTTTGACGAAAACAAGATGCGTCGTCGTGCGGCTACGGCTCTTATCGACGCCGTACTTTGTAAGCGCGGTATCTTTAAGACCGGGTGGGACCGACAACGTGACGTCCCTGTAATCAAAGTTGTAGACCCGTCCGCGCTTTTCTTTGACCTTACTGTTCGTGATGTCGACGACATTCGCTACTGGTTGGAAGCGACTGTGTTGCCTTACGCAGAGTTTAAGCGTCGAGTAGATAAAGGTATCTACAACGTCAAAGACATGTCCCGCGTTACGCCAGACCGATATCCTTCTTGGATGCTCGGGAGTAAAGACAAGTCACTCGCAGGCGGTGTACGTGACTTCTTCCAGTGGGTCACCATCTGGGAATACTACGACCGCGAAACAAACAAGGTGAAGCACTACCTCCGAAGCGAAGACGAAGTCGTGTTCGAATCAGAGATTGACTACATCCCTTACTCCATGTTCAGCCTGAACCAATCGGGCGTGGACTGTCTGGGTTTGTCTGAAGTTCAGCTTGTTCTGACGCAGCAAGAAACTGTCAACGACTTGCTCACGCACATGAAGCAAATCGTCTATCTGATGGTGCCGAGGATCTTGTACGATTCGGGTCGCATCAGTGAAGAAGACTTGAACAAAGCAGTGACCGCGTCTACTGGTGCCTTTGTCGGAATCAACCCCGAGAATAGCGAAGCACTCCGCAGTCTTGGTACCCTGTTCTACGAAATGCCAATGCCGCAAAACCCCATCGGGGTACAAGAGTTCACCGCACGAAGTGAATCAGATGCTGCGTTCATTTCCGCTCTCGCAGAAGCTGCTCGTGGTCAGGTAACTGGCGCACGCACTGCAACGGAAATGGCCATCATCGACTCACAGATGCGGACACGACTCGCTACCCGCGAAGGACACGTACACGCTGCTCTTGAAGATGTCGGAGAGAAAGCCTTCTACCTCTGCCGCAAGTACATGAAGCAAGAGAAGATGGTGCGCGTGTCGGGTAACCGTAAATGGGAAACGGTATCGTTCGATTCGCTACAAGACGTCGACGTCAGCTTCTCAATGGTCGGGTACAACCCCGTCCAGCAAAACCCGGCAGTCCTGACAGAAACCCTGCTGCAGATGATTCCGTTCCTCTCACAGAACGAAAACATCGACATCCGTAGACTCACCGAAGAAGTCGTTGAAGGACTCGGACTGTCTCAAGCATTGCTCATGCCTGAAGAAGAGGCATTGCTGAAGGGTCAAGCTGAAGCGGCGGCTGAAGCACAGCAATCTCTTGGTGGCGCTGCTGTGGCTGAAGGAGGAGACCTGCCTCCTGAACTGGCTGCGTTACTTGAAGCAGAAGCTGCGGCTCCTGAAGAGGCGCTTGCAGCAGGCGGTGGTGCGCCTATTCGTGGGGAAGCCTAACTCGTAGGGAAAGCAGTGGAATCACCTGACTACAGCATTCGCATGGACGCCATGCGTCGTGAAGCACAAGACCTTGAGCAATGTCCTCCGGCAACGCAGGATATTGGACTCAATATGGAGAACCGTCAGCGCGCTATCGACGAAGCGAGCTATGGTCCTGCAAACCCACAACTCGATGATAGCGGTGCTAACGACGAGTTCTGGCAAGCGTTTGCAGACAAGTTCAACACGTCTATGGAAAACGCCATGACGATGCGGTGCGAGAACTGCACCTTCTTTATTCGCACACGCGAACTCCTCACCTGTATCGAAGCAGGTCTGGGCGAAGACT